TGTAGCAGTAATTGGAGGAGAAACAAACGCGACGGAGTCTTTACGAGCAGTTGCAGTAGCTAGAAGAGCTTGTGCAATAGTAGTATCTGCACCATCAGGTGAAGCAAATAACAGGTTAACGTCGACTGTTTCAGCATCGCCTAGTAAACCAAATGCAGTAATAATCTCACCAGGAGTAGGTACATTATCGTCAGTACCACCAGCTAAAGAATTAGTAATAGCAGCTGGAGTAATACCGTCTAGGAAATCACCAGCAGCAGTAGGATCTGCAACAAGAGTAGCAGTAGCAACACCTGCATGAGTTAATACAGCGTAGTGACTACCGAACCAAACCCAGCCAGAAGTATTTAGAACATCAGCATAGTAACTAGAAGTACCGTCTGCAGCTTTAGCATCAGATGCTTGAGATACAAATGGGAATGTTTCTAGAACCGAACCAGCAGAACCTGTAATTGCTCCATCCTGATCAAGAATAACAATATGCATTTCGTCATTCTCAGCATTACGTTCTTTAGCATACGCAGAAGTACCTGGGGCAATGTCAAATGATGACTTATATGCCCAAGTACTAAATACTGTAGCATCAGCAGGGCAAATAGAGATCTGCAGGGAGTTACCTAGAATACCTGGGTATTTAGCAACGATTTCAGCCGTTAGGGTTAGCGTATCATAATGATCCTGGTTCTTAACTAGAGTACCAGTAGCATTTGAAGTAGCATTTAAGTTAGTAGTCGCTGCGCGTACAACCTTAAGAGCATTACCATACTGTAAGAATGATGCAGCTGTTAAAAAATGTAATGCAGTGTTTGCGTCTGGGGTTCCAAAGATTGTAGCAAGTTCTTTTTCAGAACCTACAGTACGAATCTCTTCAACAGGACCCCAGTTAAAGGCTCCGGCAAACCCACCAATCGAGGTGGATACAGCGGGAACCACGTTTGTCATATCAATTTCTTTGACCTGTACACCTGGTGATACTTGAAAAGCCATGTTTATTCCTCTTTCAAAAGATTAGATTAATCTATTTATTATATGACACATAATACGAATTTTCTCAATCTAATCATTATTTATAATATAATAATTTCTAGCTATCCGTTAAAATTCCACTGACTCCCAAACAAGACCATCTTCTACGGTATATTTAGAATTATCATTTTCAACATCTAATATACCTACAGGAACAATATCGTCTTCCATAGCTCTTACTCTTTCAGAATATAGCATTTTCTTAACATCTATATCCGTTAATTCATTAAAGAACTGATTAGTAGTAAACCAAGCAAACATAACTAAATTCATTACTAGGTCGTCATGATTGCCGTTAGACGCTTCATATGAGCTGCCACGAGCTTTAAACGTACTTAGCTCTATAATCGTTTCTGCGTCATGTATTGCGATCTTATTCTGCTCAATTAAATCTTTTATATTTGAGCAACCTATCCTTTTAACCTTTCGAGTCATAGTTACGCCAATTGAGTTAGCTTTAATCATTGACTCTACATACACATTTTCATACTCAAGATCGTAGTATAATCCGTTACAAACCACAGCACCCTGATCGTTACTCTCAATAATAACATATGCTTGATTATACATGTTGGCATACTTATATATCACATCAGGATATAGCAGTGGGGATATGTTGTTATCCTGGAATACTGCCACTTGCTCAAAAGGCCTTGTAGACACATCTATAATGTTAAAGGTTGAATAGTCTTGCCCACGACCTTTGGCTACATCCACAAACATCATGTATTCATGATCAGGCTCTGAGTCTTTATAGATTCTAGTATTCGATGTGACTTTTATAGGATCTTTTGATATTAAACCAAGTAACACATCAGGAGATATAAGAGTATTACCAGTTCCTACAAACGTATTACCAAATTCCTGATCAAACTGTAGCTGTGACGTATTTGATATAGTTTGTCTTTTCCACTCATCATCCCTGCCTGGCACATCCCACCAGTCTACCCTGAGGTGCTTAAATTCATTTGTGCCTTGTACAGCACCTTCATATAACTTATGATATACATTGCCTAATCCATTGGCTGTAGAGGTAATAATAACCTGAGTACTTGTACCAGCAGCAACTACTGGATAGGTTGACGTATAGAATCTTGCATCGTCATCCACAAAAGCAAACTCATCAAGGAAGAGTAAGTTTACAGATAAACCCCGGATAGATGTGCCAGATGTAGCAGCTGCAATAATACGGGAGTTATTTGAAAATTCAACAGAACCTTTATTGAGTGCTTTGCACCCTGGCTGGAGAAAGAATGGTAGGTTCTCAAGCATAAGGGTAATCCTAGCAAGCATCTCACGTGCAGTAGCACCTTTGTTAGCTAGAATAGCAATAGTCTTTTCGGGATGAAAACAAGCATACCATAGTAAATACCCTACAGACGATATAGACTTACCAGACTGCCGGCATGCAAGAATAATAGAGAATCGATTTTCTCTAAAATGCTTAAACATTTTTTCTTGATATGGGTATAGATCAAAGGGTACTAATCCCTTATCAAGGGATATAACCTTAATATACTTACGAGCAAAATATGCAGGATCTTGCATGCACCTAGCATATTCAGTAACTTCATCTTTAGTAAAGTTCTGATCTATACCATCGCGCTTAACATTTGGATTGCCGAGATAGCCGGCTACGTTATTCTTCAGGCTCAATGACATTAGCTTTTTCTTCAAATTTAGAGGCTAACATTCTTTGTAGATCAGATGATGATCCAACAAAGACGTTATTCTGCGTCATACTATTAGGTAAAGCCGGGGCATTGCTATCGACCTTTTCAACTTCTTTCTTTTTCTTTTGAAGCTCCATAAGTCGATCAGCGATCTCAGCGTTTTGCTTCATCATATTAGATAGGACTTCAAATGCACGAGGATGCTCTGATTCACGAGCTAATTCCATCATAAGCTCCAAAGCTTCATCACCTTTATCTACTAGATTATAGTACTTTGCACGAGCAAATTCATAATCGTCATCAATGTCAGTTTTATTTATTTTCATGGTGTTATCAAATTATCATCTGTTTCATCAATGCCAGTACTAATATCTAGTGTAGCTTGATCCCCTATAGCTGCAACCTCTTCTAAGAATCCGAAAGTGTCTAGGTCATTTAGATCAGCTGAGGAATTAAGAATAACATTCTTTGTTTTGACAGGACCATAGAACCTTACACGTAATTCAAAGCTTAGAGTATACACTATAGCTCTACGAGAAAGAAAATCCCCTTCATAATCGTCAGTTAGATTAACTGAATTCAATACAATAGGTACGTCAGTCTTAAGACCAATCTCTGGGATTTCTTTAATTGTTATTGTGTAGTCAGGTTGGAAGTAAGGTAGTATTTGCTCTACGACCTGCAAGACATCGTCTTGATTCTTAGCCATTATAGAAAGATCAATATTCATTCTATATGGCGTTTGTGTATATACCGCTTGCCGTGTACCATTAGAGATAGTACCTAGCTTAAGCTGGTTCATCTTATTTACTTGAGAAGCAGCATCATATGTCATTCCAGTAATTTCAAATGACATACGAGGAAGCTTAATAGCTACACCACCGGATTCACTTTCAATACGCGCTAAAAACTTTTGCTTAGGACCGTATGCTAGAGGTACACGGGTAATACTTTTAACCTCACCATCACCATCCTTACGTACTACCTTTAAGTCATTAAAGATAGAGCCAAATGCTGCAATAGTACGGCGTATAGCTGCGTGATAAAAATGTTCTGATAGCATTAACCAATGTCTCCAAACGGATTATTTTCACTGAAGTCTATAATATCACTTTGAACAGCTTCGAACTCTTGATTCTGAGATTGATTATCGTTTCCAAATGCTTCTTTATCTAATGTATCATTAATTTGATACACGTCTGTTACGCCCCACGAAGCTCCAGATGTTACCCCGACTAAATTGGAGACAAGATTGAAGTCGTGGTATTTACCGTCTGTAGTAGCCCATTCGTTTATGGATACTATTCTTGTAACAGAGTTAAAGTCTACAACATTGCCCGTAATGTATTCACCGGAGCCAACTGTAATCTCTTGCTGGATATTTTCCCCAATAATAAAGTCAATGGCATTATTATCTGTACTAAGATGGATATTAAGTTGGGGAGTAGCTTGGCTATTGATAGCGTCATCCAATGACTCAAGACCAGTATTAAACTTCTCTCCAGAGAACTCGAAGAGCTCACATTGAAGCTTATAGACAGGGAGATTAGATAACTGATAGAACGGCTGTTCGTCTTCTACAAAGCGAATCTCAAACAAGCCTTTTGAAAGAGGGAGATATAGTAAATCCCCTTCTGAAGGACGGACCGAATTAATGCCGTTATTATGAATACCGATAAGCTGTTCCCAGCGTCTTCGCGAAACAATAAACGTGGCTTGGTCTCTAATCTCTACACCAAACTTAGATAAC